AAGATGTTCAAGATAGATATTTGGGTGCAGGTGACTATAACGAAATTCAGGTTCATGGAGGATTCTCTCTCGATGACGTTGCCGCCGTTCACGTAGATCTTGAACAGATTGATCCGGAAACATTAAAAATTTTTAAAGACAGCGGCCTTCGAATCATTACTCGAAACGGGTTTGTTTATAGCGAAGGCAAAAACCCTGAAGTTCTTGATCCGTTTGACGACGCACCTAAAGTTCCAGTTATTACATTGGCGGATTTGCCGCCAAGTAGGGAACTGGGTGAATCGGGTGACGGAATGATCACTTTGCCGAACGGCAGGCGACTTTGGGGTCGTTTTGGTGCAGCCGGACTACTTGTGCGTCATACGGACTCGGATGGCACTGTCCGTTACTTTATGCAGCAACGAGGCGAAGGTGTTCAGTTGGCGGGAACGTGGAGTGTTCCCGGTGGGGCAATGTACGAGTTGGAGACTGCTGATGAGGGGGCGGTGCGCGAGTTTGTGGAGGAGGCCGGGTCTCTTCCTGTGGGTCGTGTGGTGGGACGTCATGTTGCGGAGCAGGGGGATGGGGCTTGGGCGTACACCACGGTTATTTATGAGGTGGATGAGCAGTTTGAGCCGGATGAGAACTGGGAGTCTTCTGGTGGGCGTTGGTTGACTGTTGATGAGGTTGCTGAGTTGGATTTGCATCCGGGGTTTGCTTCGGCTTGGCCTGTTTTGCGTGATGGGGGTGATCCGGTTGAGGAGGAGCCGTTTGATTTGTTTGAGGGCTCACCTGACGATGCTCCGGCTTGGGAAGGCGGAGATCTTCCGGACCCAACAGAAAAAGCAATCACGGAACCATCGGATCCGACGGGGTCCGAAAAGGATCTTGATGACTTAATGAAGGAGCAATGGGGGGACCACAGAAAGAGGCTGTACGAATGGATGATGACAACGGGTGTTGATCCGCTTTCTGGTGAAAGTTTTCTCCTCGCTGGTGGCACTGAAGGCGACCGGGAGAGCGTTTATACTACGCAAGATTACGAGTTTCCATCCGGATTCTCTTCTCTTGAAGAGGCAGTAACTGAATCCGATGAACGAGTTTCTGGCCCTTTGCTTAAAAAATTTACTGCAAGGCTACTTGCGCAAAAATTGCTTGACAGAGGAATAAAACTTTCTGATTATCAGCGGGGAGAACTGTGGTTCTACCCTCTACACGGCAGATTTTTTGTGTCCACCACCCCTCCCAATACTTACCTTTCTGTTGTCAAAGTAAGCAGAAATGACCCCAATTATGAGTTTCTTTTTAATACTGCTGTTGCCGACAGTTCCGTGAGCGCATGGGCGGGAGACCCCGACGACTTAGAGGCTTTGGCTGCACAAGTAGCGATTGATCAAATGTTTAACATCGCAAGTTTTGGAACGGAGCGCAAAGAGCGCGTAACCGATGAGGAAGTCGAAGTTCAAAAACTTTTACTTGAGGAGATGTATAGACAGTCACAAAGTTTATTGGGGAACAAAGACTCCTTCTTGCTGGCTAGGGGCATGTCAGTAGAAGCCGTTAATGATCCAGCCGCCGTTGGTGAGTTCCAGTCGTTCATCAACGAGCATTTCGTTGAGGAAATGGGAGATGATGCGGAGGCAATTCTTGAGATGTTGACCAGTGACACCAGTTTGCTGAAAGCCTATTTCTCTGCCGCTGTGGACTCCGACACGCTGTCCAGTGATTTGTTAAACATTCCCTACAAACTTGACTTCGCTGATGATCGTGGAATCGATCCCGGTCAGGTAGTCGAAGACATCTTTAATCCGTTTGGACTGGACGAAACGCTGCCAAGAATCTTTGCAACTTTGATGACAGCAGAGGAGTATGCCGAACGTCTTAGTGCTCAGAAAGAAAAAATTATTAAAACATTCCGATTTATTCAACGCCAAATAAATGACAAACCTCGTAACAATTTTGATCCAGATCGAACGGACTTGACTGTCCCAGTGACAAACATGACCTCTAAAAGCCTGTCATCTTTTGCGTCTTCCGGAGCGGAGGCTTTTCGATTTTCAAATCGGTGGGGGCTGACGCCAGATCAAATTGCTGTACGGTCGTACCACGAAGTGCCAGTGGAAAGAATTTTGTCAACCCCCGGTTCTGGTTTCGGGTGCTTCCATGAGGAAGAAATGGTTCTCGTGGGTGGTGGCGATATTTCAGGTAAGGTGACCCTGACTTTTCACGTACGTAACAGTTTGGAGAAGTTTATTCAAATCGTTTCAGGCTCTCCGGAGGATTGAGTTGTGAAAATCGATGGATCTGAATTCGAATGGGACGAAAATTGGCTTCGTCGCAAAGCGTGGGATCTCTCAAGAGATTTTCTGGGGCTTCGGTTGGATCTTGGAAAAAACTCGATTGCAGGGTCCGAAGAGTTGATTACATTCCTTCATAAGCCTGCCGCCGAACCTATGCCTTTGGATTTACTGAAGGAAGTGGTTGCTCTCATTGAGGCTGATGGACTCGGGGATGCGATCCCTCCCAGTGTTTTGCAGCGACTAGAGCAGGAACGGGAAAAGAATGACTAGTGAAAACATTGCGGAGATCCCGAAGGGCGCGACTTTGGTGGCGACTCGTGACGGTGTAGATATGGGTATTTACCTGTACGACATTGGCGAAGGCTACGGCGTGTTGCAAAACTTGGATAATGGCATTCTTCGTAGAATCAATCTTGGACAGTATTTGGCGCACGGGTATTGGACCATCGTCGGAGAAACGGATAAGCAGCGTAACGACGACGCTATTCGTCGCAGGTCTTGGGATCTTCCAAGTGACGTTGATTCTTTACGGAACCAGTTGGCGAACAACCATGGCAAATCTTGGCAAAGCCCACTTCCGCTCGTAAGGTTCATGCATAAGTCAGCGGCTTTGCCCATGCCGACAGATCTCCTTGTCGAAGTTGTCAATTACTTACTTGACAACAATCTTGAGGCGACCCTGCCGACATGGGCAAAGGAAGATTACTTCTCCGAAGTTCACAAACGAACTTTCAAAAAGAGAAGTGGGAAGCCGACTCGCACTGTTTTAACTGAAGGCTAAAACGGCTGACTGTGCCACTAACTTGGTCTTGGAAACCCATGAGTTTTCGTCCATGCTGGTGAGTGCACGTTCAGTGGGTTTGCCGTCACGATAGTGATCGAGGTACTCAACGACAGAGTTGTATGCGCTCCACCCGTTGTAACCGAACCCGCCAGCATTGCGTTCATTGTTGTACAGGGCGGAAATTGTGTCGTAAACCTCAAGTCGGTTCTTTTGCTGACGATCAGTTTCCCCTGACTTTTCAGGAAACACCTTCTTGAGTACGGTTTCGAACCGGCCTGATTTCGCTGGCATGTTCACCGAAAGCATTTCTTCTGCTGTCTTTTGAAAGTTCTTTGCCCATTCGGTGCTGATTTCAAGAACTCGTTGAGCGTCATCAATTACCGAATCGGCGTTGGCCGTGTGGCGAGCCTTGAACACTCGTTGGGCCGTGTTCTGTCCCAGCATCACCGTGTTCTTACAAACTGCGCGAATGTCTGTGTTTGCGTAGGTGATCGGCACCTTACCGTTGTGGCCGTTGCGAACCAGCAGATAGCGAGCGATACGATCGTTTACGCCGGTGGGGTCGATAACCAGTGCACCTAGGTCGATTGAAGCAAAGAATTCTCGCCCGTTGTCAAGCACTCCTACGGTGTCCATGACAGCGTCGCCTCTTGTTGCTCCAACAATGGCAAGTGCTCGTTCGGTGACGTCAGCGTTTTGATGCACGTTGAAGCGTGTGCCTACGGTGGCGAGCCCGAACATGTGGCCGTCTTTGTCCTGTCGAACCGTTGCACGGGAGTCGTCAATAATTACTGGGGTTCCGTCAGTGTTGCGTAGAACCTCGCCGTTTTCGTCAATTGCTGCCACTCGGGTGAGCGAGACGTCGAAGTCTGCTCGTGCCGCCGCAAGCATTGCGTCAATGGTCTGCAGGCCGCTCATTGGCTCGCCTAGGCGGTGCCACGGAATTTCCCGATCCGAGTAGGCCATCATTGCGCCTTTTGCGTCAAAAGTAAGATCGTGTGCCATTAGGGTAACCTTTCTGTGTTTGATTAACTTTAAATGAGTCTAGTGTCCCCCCATGCCAGTTGCAACCAAATTCAAACAAAACTTTTGGAGCCTTCCAACCAGAGGAATTTGGGCGTGTAGTCTTTATCCCATGGGTTATTACCTTTTCGACAATCCGCCAGCCGTGCAACAGTTCTACAACCCTCGTCGGGGTAAATGGACTGGTGGTGTGCTCGTGCACACCGCAGAGAACATTATGGATAACGTCGGTCTTGACACCGGCGCTGAAAACATCGCTTCGTTCATTGCCCGCCGCACCGATTTTGGTTCGTACCATATTCTTGCCGATTCGGACTCGGTTATCGAAATGCTTCCCCCGACAGCGGTTGCGTACCATTGCGGAGCGGAGGGTTACAACTCCACGACTGTTGGCGTTTCGTACGCTTGCCGCACCGTGGACCTTGATCCAAACTCGGACTGGACGAAGAGGGCCACGCAGAACATTTGTCGGGTTCTGGTCCGCTGGTGGCAGGACAACGGGTTCGACCCGCTCGCCGCCCAGTTCATCCCCGCCCCTGAAACAAAAGTGCGTCTTGGCCTCAGCACCCATGGAGAAGCGCAACCCGTTGACAGGTCAGACGCTTGGACTCGCAGCCCCAACCGACCTCAACTCGAAGCCCTGTTCCTGTCCACCATCAAATCCCTTCTAGTTCCCACCCCACCCGGAGTTGATCCAATTATGAGCAAGCCAGTAATGATGCGACGAAAGACCGACGGCACGATCAGCGTGTTCTATCAGAACACCCCGTTCCGTGTTGATCTGCGACCGAAGGACGTAGACAGGTTCCGTTTCTTCGGTGTTGAGTACAAGGGTGACGCCGACCCATGGTTCTGGGAAGTCACTCAGGCAGTCAAGGTTGGCTGACCTAAACGCTATTGTCGTCTAGGCCCAACTGAAAGTACTTGCCGATAAGGGCGTGCGCTACTGCCGAGCGTCCTCCCCCTTCGCCTTCAATCGCCGCAGAAACTACTTCCCGTTTGGCTTCTACCACCGAGTAGATGGCTTCGTCCACGGTTCCTGAAGCAAGAAGGTACGTTGACGTTACGCTCCCTTTCTGCCCCAAACGATGGCAGCGAGAGTAAGTTTGATCTACGTCGGCGGGGGTCCAAGGAAGTTCCATGAAAAGCACATCTTGGGCTGCTGTGAGAGTGTGCCCAGTCTTGGCTGCTTGGATGCTTAGGACCATGACGGGGGCCTTGTCGATAGATTCGTTTTGGAAACGTGCTTTCTGGCGTTCCACTTCGGCCACATCCATTCCGCCTTGGATCTTGAGGCCACCGAACTGGTGCGCTAAAGCGTCAACAATTTCTCTGTGATGGGCTGCAATGACGACCTTGCGTCCCTCTCCAACTACTTGTTCGATCCATTCGGTAGCAGTTTTCATTTTTGCTTTGGCAGCCAACCTGCGAAGCACGCTAAGTCTGACAAGGTGTTCGTTTGATTCTGCCGCCATCCTTGCTCGCACCTTGGCGTGACCGACACTTGTGCCTAGTTCTTCAGCGATCTCACTTGCTCTTTGAACGAGCCAAGCCACAATGTCGTTTTCTGCTTTGCGGTACTCGGCCATCGCTGCAGCCTCAAGCGAGACGATCATGGGAGCGTGAACTACAGGGGGCAGGTCTTTAAGTACCTGTTCTTTGACGCGTCTGACGTAGCAGGTTGCTCTCAATCTGTCGTTCAGTTCATCAATGTTTGAGTGGCCATCAAAATGCCAATGGCCCCACTTGTCTCGAAACGCTGCACAGTAACGGCGGTAAAATCCCATTTTCCCACCGAAGTCTTTCAATCTGCCCAGAATTTCAAGTTGGGCTGCATATTCGGCGGGTTTGTTGGTGACGGGGGTGCCGGTTAACGCCAACACCAATCCGTGTTCAGGAACACTTTTGGCGATTTTGATGGCCGCCTTGGTCCTCTTTGCGTCATACGATTTCGCATAGTGAGCCTCGTCCGCAATAAGTGAAGCGTGCCCTTTTAGGTGATCTACCCAGTGGGCAATGTTGGACCAGCCGACAACCAAAACGTCGTATGTGTCTTTTTCCGGCAGCACCTTCCTGTCGGAAACGGTAGCCACCCTGATTTCGGGCAGCCATTTTCCGTATTCTGCTTTCCAGTTCAGGACTAGGGAAGGTGGGCAGATAACGAGCGCTGGGTAAGCCTGTTCGCTCTCAACCGTAGCAATTGCTTGAATGGTTTTGCCGAGACCCATATCGTCAGCGATGAAGGTCCGTTTTGCTTGCTTGGCGTATTGCACGCCCGCTTTCTGGTATCCCAGTAGTGGCAGGTCCCCAACTTCCAAATCGGCGCTGGTGGAGCGTGAGGCCTCGATGAGGGCGTCTGAGGCCCTCT